CATTCCATGATGATCCAGCCGTATTTGTAACTCCAAGAATGTAATCAGGAGGAGCAAGAGCAACAACAGGAGCTGGAGAACTAGGCGTTCCAGAAGTAGATACAACAACGTAAACACCGTCAGTCGTCGCTGAAGCAGTAGGTAAATTAGAGCCAACAGCTAATCCAGCCGCAATTCCTGCGCTGGTTGTACTCACCATTTTCGAAGTCGTTGCGTTAAAGGTGCCTCCAAAAACCAGACTTCCTTTTGTAAGTGTTGTTATTGCTTGCCAAGCATTCCCATCCCAGATAAAGCAGTCTTCCGTTACAGTGTCAAAAAGTAGCTGGCCATTGTACTGGGCTGTTGGATAAGTCCCAGTCTGTTGAACTGATTGAAATAATGCTGTTGAACTATTACTTAATTTGGTTCCATCAATTGAATCGGCTCCAATCCTTGCAGCATCTATACTTCCACTTGTTATTTTACTAGCAGCAAGATCAGGAATTAACGCAGCGGTTAATGCTGCTCCTGCTGTTGCAACACCCTTATTGTTAACAGTAATTGACTGATATGTTCCTGCACTAATTCCACTTGTAGATGTTGTTAAACCGCCTGAACCATCAACAGTTAACCCTCCTCCTGACGTTATCAAAACTGCACCTTTTGCACTGGTTGTTGCTATTGGTAAGTTTGCTGCCGTTAATGCGGTTGCAGCCGTAATCATGCCCTGTGCATTGAAAGTGATTCCGCTGACTGTCGAGGCTGTAACGCTATTAGTTAGTGATAAGGCTCCAGCTCCACTGACGCTTAATCCAGTTCCAACGGAAACACCACCGACAGCACTAGAAGTCGCTACAGGTAAGTCTCCTGCCACTAATGCGGCTGTGGCAGTTATCAAGCCCTGTGCGTTATATGTGATCCCAGAACGAGTGGCAGCAGTAACAGCATTGTTAATTCCAAGGTTTCCACTTGCTACGTTTAAAGATCTATCAATATTGCTTGTATTTAACTTGGCTGCTGTAATCGTTCCATCAGCAATCTTGGCATTAACAACAGCATTTGCAGCAAGCTTTGCTTCGATAACAGCACCAGTAGCTATTGCTCCAGAATCAACAGCGTTATCAGCTAAAGCTGCTGCATCAACAGCATTTGCAGCAAGTTTTGCACTGGTTACGGCATCATCTGCAATCTTGGCAGTTGTTACCGCATCGTCTGCAATTGAAGCAGAAGCTAACGCACCAGAAAGCTTTGCAGCCGTTACAGCTCCATCTGCTATTTGAGCTGTTCCAACAGCGTTATTAGCAAGTTGCGTTGAAGTAATCGTGTTATTAACAATATTTGCTGCTGCAATAGTTGTATTAGCAATCTTCGCTCCCGTGACAGCTCCGTTAGCGATAGCGGCGGTATCAACTGCATCGTTAGCTAGTTCACTTGCACCTATCGCATCAGCAGCTATCTGACCAGCAGTTAAAGAATTAACAGCAATCTTGGCAGCAGGTATGTCTCCATCACTTAAATTTAATTTCGCATAAGTAACAGTTGTATTAGCAATTTTATTAACAGTGACAGCATTAGAAGCTATCGCTGCTTCATCTACAGCATTATCAGCAAGTTCAGAAGCCGTAACTGCATTAGCTGCTATTTGTGTTGCAGTAATTGTGTCATTAACTAATTTCGCTCCAGTTATCGTTGTATTAGCTATTTGAGTTGCAGTAACACTTGCACTTGTTAACTTTGCTCCTGGAATATCTCCATCAGCTATAGATAATTTTGCATACGCAATAGAGGCAGAACCTAACTTTGCACCTGTAACAGCACCATCAACTATTGCATCTGTATCGACAGCATCATCTGCTAGTTCTGACGCACCAACAGCATTTGCTGCTATTTGGGTCGCAGTAATTGTATTATCTGCAATCTGTGTTGCTGTAATTGTATTGTTAACAAGGTTAGAACCAGTGACTGTTGTAGCAGCTATTTTTCCTCCAGTAACTGCTACATTTGCAATCGCATTTGTATCAACTGCATTGTCTGCTAACTCAGTAGCAGTAACGGAATTAGTAGCTAATTGAGTTGAGGTAATTCCACCTGATGCAATTTTAGCTCCGGGTATATCTCCGTTGCTTAAATTTAATTTTGCATAAGTTACATTTCCATCAAGAATTTTTGCAGTCGTTACTGAATTACTAGCAAGCTTATCTGCTGTTACATTTAGATCAGTTATCTTTGCTGTTATAACTGCGTTTGTCGCAATAGCACCACTGTCAACTGCGTTATCTGCTAACTCACTAGCACCTACAGCATTAGCAGCAATAGCATCAGCCGTTACTGAATCAGTCGCAAGTTTATCCGCATTAACAGCATCATTTTGAATCGTGGCTGTTGCAACAGTGTTAGCAGCAAACGGACCAGCAACTTTTGCAGCAGGTATATCAGCATCATCAATTAAGGCAACACCCGCAGCAACTAAATCTTTAACAGTTACTTTTTTCGTTTCGGAGGCTGATAAATCAGCTATTGCTAGTGGATCTGTACCTGCAACTGCGGCTTCTGCAATCGCAGGCAGATTACTAATCTCAAGATCTGGCATGACCCTTTATAAAACCAATGAACACATCTTAATCCTGATCGAGCAATATAGGACTTCCACTTTCTTGAAGAATTTTATATTGATCTTCTTGTAGTAATGCTGAAGGTGCTGCTCCTGTCGCTAATGTGATTGCTCCATTAGTAATAAAGTCAATACGTGTATTGATTTCAGCGGAAGCTTCTACATTTATCGCAACATTAGTTACAACACAACTTGCTTCGTACCAAACAGTATTTGCATCAACATTTGGATCTTTATAAAGATAAAAACGTCCTGCAAAATCTGCTCCTTGCTCTAAGCGAACAGCTAATTGTGCCAAATAAAAACAAAATTCTGGATCGGTTCTATTTGTGTTGTCAGCCAAATTACTTGAATGTTCCCATAAACAATCAAGTGATCCTTGACCACTTACTAATCCTGCTTCGTATTGCTGCTTAAACTGATGACCTAACGAAGTTAAATCTATTTGATCTCTACTGGTACTAATCTCAAAATTCTTGACTGTTGCTAAATGTCTAAACCTAGAGTTGGTTGTCTGAACTGTTATTGCTTTAGAAGCACTTGGAGTAACTAATGTCTTAGCAGAAGCAACTTCACCAGTAATAGACGCTCCAAAGGTATCGTATAAACGTATTCCTCCCATCTGATCAACATAAGCATAAGCAGTTACATCTGGATGAGAATGACCACTAACAAGTTCTAAAGTACTTCCATCAGCCGTCGCTATTTCAATTCTGTCTCCTGTAATGATGGATCGTCTTGCACCATCAATTGAAAATCTTTTCTTCGATGTATTGACATCAGAAGGATCTAATGTCGATTGCAAAAGAGAGTTTAGGTTTTCTCTTTTAAGTTCAACATCACCATTTTGACCAAAATAAATCGCCACAATTAGGTAGCTAAATCAACAGAAGTGCCGAGTGGAGCACCATTAGCTTCCCAACTGAAATCAACAGAAGTAACTTCTCCAACAGAGCTACTCATGCCAACAGAAGTAATCCATGCTTTAAAAACAAGTGATCTAGGACTTGATCCATCTTTTAAAACACATTCAATTGTTACTTCGTCTGATTCATCGTTGGCACCATCTCCTCCAGTTGTTCCTGTGCTTTCTTTTATTGCTGCTGTCAATACTTTATTAAGTTTAGAAGTTCCTCCTGCTGCATCTGTGTAGTAGAAAGCCCTTGCACTTCCTGAATAACTTCTTAGTCCATTATGTAAAACTCTATCTGTGTCTCCCATTGAAGTCGATTCAAGGACAGCCATCGACATTGAAAAGCTCCAATTCTGTAACTTAGCAATTTCAACGGTGTCAACGTATAAAGCTCCGTCTTTTCCGCTATAAAAATTTGCCACAACTCTAATTAGAAAATATTGACTTTATTCTATACGAATTATGGTTATGGAGCATCTAAGCAAGCAACAAAAGAACAACTGACATTACTTCTTCCCTTAAAAGTACTTGTAACAGTAGGAGGTTGAGAATAACGCCATTTTAAACCTAATCTTGTTTCACCTGTTCCAGAATCTCCAGCAATTTCTTTAGTTAAAAAATTACCTGAATTAGGATCAACAATTCCTGCAGTTCCATTATCAGAAGTAAATTTTACATAGTCATAATCAGCCATGACATCATCATAATGAGCCAGTATTAAACCAGCAGTACCATCAGTAATATTAGAAAAACCTAGTTGCAATGTGGCATTTACTCGTTTATTACCGTAACGAATATGTGTCTTTGTACCATCTAATGATTCAAACGTAGTACTTGGATACGTTCCAGGATTAAAGCTTCTAGAACTTGGTTTAATTTGAGGGAATGGTTTTGCTGTTGTCATCGGTTTCTATTAATCTCGAAATCTGGAAGATCGTTCATTCCCCATCCTTGCATAATAGAAAGTTGTCCATTTGTTTCAACAGGAGCATGGCTACCAGCTATTTCTAACAAACCATCTTCAGAATAAGAGATGCTTTCACATTTATAAACTTTATTTTCTGTCGTTGCATGTTTTTCGGTAAATAAAGAGCCGTTAGGAACTTGAGACAATTGTGCCGAATGAACTCCTACAGTTCCTGGCTCCCAATAATAAACAGATTCAGATCCAGTCATATCATCTTTACTTACAATTGTTCCATCCTCTAGTTTGGCTCCATTATTAAAACGACTGGTATGCGTCACCTCTGAAACTAATCTAAAATAATCCCCAGGACTGAGATTTTTTACATATTGAGGAGCAGTCTTAAATGTTAAACCATGATCAATTAAACGCCTTGATTTTATAGCAAAGTAACCAAAATAAGTTGCTTGCCGACGAGATGTGCAAAAGCCTGATAAATCAAAAGTCTCAATTGGATCAGTAGAAGAAGGTGGATTTTCTGTATCACTTGAAACTTCCTCTATCAATAAAGATTCTGTTTCTGGAAATCCGTTTGGCTTTTCTTTTCTAAAAAGAACATTTGCTCTAATAGGCTGTCTCTCTTCTGCACTTAAAAAACTAACTTGCAATTCATTAATATTTCCATCAGTAAATAAACATTTTATTTCTGGTACTACTGTTCTATCAATTACATTATTACTAACAGGAACAGAAGGCTTAAGACTAAATTTACCTCCAATAATTGTAAAATCTAATAAACAATAACCTGCTTGTTCAAAAATTAAACTTCTTAAATTAGTCTTAGAACTAATAACACCATCCCAGAAGAACTGATTCTTATTACAAAAATCAGCAGCATTACCCATTGCTTCTTTATCTACAGAATCAACACCAACAAGTTTTCCTGCACCTAGCTCTATATTCGTTAATAGAGCATACGCAATTTCAGGAAACAAATTAGAAGCTCCTTGACCTCCTGAAGTTCCATTCTGATTTATTTTTTCTATTTCTATTCCTTTTTTAAAATAAGCAGAAAGTTGAGTAAAATTTGCCCATTCTTTTGAACTATTAATTCTTATTCCAGCAAAAGCTAAATTATTATATTCAGCGGGAGGAAGTCCAGTTGTATTTTCCTGTGATCTTGGTTTTACTATCTCATTTACATAAACAATTTCGTGCTCTGGGTTATCCTTATTACTATTTTCATCTCCTTGGTATACGTTCCAATCTGATATAACATCAAAAGGATTGAAATTCTGATTAAATCCATAGGTATCTATAGCTGTAATAGTAGATTCTTGAACTGCTAAAGTAACAAGTACCTCTCGTTGTGTTCCACCAGCATCTGTCCAAGGAATTTTAACTTGTGAAGCATTTGTGTGGTTTACTCCTATGGCATTGATAGTCCAATTAACTGTGTAATAATATTCACCCGATACATTTGTTTCTACCTTCCAAACTTGCACATTAAACTTTAAACCTGATCCAGTTACACCTGCTGGATAAACAGCATCTACTACTCCAGTGGAATGAAGTGTAGGACTAATATTTTGATCTACAGTTAGCCATTTTTGTTCAATAACCCAAAAACGACGAGGATTGCCATCAGGATAACCATCACTAACAGGATGAAAATAAGTCTCAGGATCTGCAACTACAAACCTTGAACCAGTGTCTTGATCATCAAAATAAACTTGTGCCCAATTCCCGTTCCCATTTGGGAAAGAATCATCTGACCAATCAGTTCTTACTCCGTCATATAAAGCCCAAGTGTAATCTTTAAGTCCTGCGGCCCTTCTGTTCTCAGCCCAACCAGTATGCGGTTCCTGAAATGAGTTCCATAAAACAATCAGATATTTTGAACTTGCCGTGTGAACTGCAAAATCCCTCCAAGCTGCAACGCCTCTAGTTACTATTGCTCCTGGATTTGACTCCCATTTGTTTTGTCCATTGTTTGTTGCAGCAGTAACTTTTCTTGTTGTCGTAACCGTACTATTTCCTAACTGCCAATGAGGATTACTAGCTTCTTCTGTGTCAACTAAATACTGTTCATTTCCTATAAAAGCTACTTCAAAATCATGAGATTGGAAATAATCAGCCTCCGCATTAGAATTTCCACTGGAAGATAATAAATTAAATTTTTTACCTAAAGCGTTTCCTCTTATTAGATAATTTCCAGGATAAGGTTTAAACCTAAATTCATATTGACCAGTCGTAGGATGAGAAATAGTGATTGCATTATATTGATCTTCTGGTGAGTTTCCTCTGATCGCAAATAAGCCACTATGATTACTTTCTCCTGTATTAATTAGATCTAACCATGTCGAATCTCCTAATTTTCTTGCTTGCAACATGAAGAAAGAAAGTCTATTTGCATAAGTATTAACTTGTCCTAATGTTATTTGTGTCCGATCCCAATAAGCTGCTGCAAATACTGCAAAACTTGGTTGACTTTGTACATTTGCAAAGCTAATTCTTTTGAAAACTCTTGACTTAAGTCCTATTTCTGTAACATCACATGCTCTATTATTTGAAATCGTTGCTAATGCAACTTTCATACCAGTATAGATATTATGTCCATAATATAAATCTCTCTCACCACGAGGAAATTCAAGTACTGTTCCACTTACATATTGCTGCCAAAAAACAGGCGACGTGTCATTAAGGCTATAAAGGGCATCTCTACGAGAAGTTCTTCCGGGGTGAAAACCTCCGACTGTAGGGTCATACCAAACAGGGTTAGCACCATGAGTAGCTAATTGAGCATTATCAACAGGAATATCTATATAACCTGCTTCAATAACTTTAAATGTGTATCCTTTTGTTGTTTCTAAAACCCAAGGTGCCTGATCTCTATCATTATAAGCCGAGCTTCCTTCACAGATAGCAAGAGCAGTTCCAAATAAATATTGTTCTCCAACTGCTAAAACATTATCCGCATTTTCTCTAATTGAAATTGTCATGCTATTGACATCTTCAACTCCATGAGGGTGGTAATTAAAAGCATCCCCTACAGTAGTATTAGTGCTTCCATAAACAATTTGTTCTCCAGATCCAGTATCTGTACCAACTATTTGATAGTCAAATTTATCTCCTTCCTTTACTGCATAACTACCTTTTGTTTTTACTTGTTGAAAAGAACCATCAGACTGAAGACTATAGATACTCAGAAGTCCAGCTCTAGTAGGCCATCTAGCAAACTCAACTTTTTTTCTTTTCCTTGCTAAGTCTTGCGTGGGATCTTGCGATTGTCCTCTACTAGAACGTACATATTCATAGGGAAGTCTACAAATTTGAGCATTAGGTACAGGTGAATACGCTCCAAAAATAGTTTGTGTTGAAGGGTTTCTGGCTCCGCTAAAAGCTTTACTTACTTTTGTTCCGCTTCTATTCGTATCATTTTCTGCTAGAGAGTCAGGAACACCAACAACAAAAGGCTCATTTCCTTCTCCCTCATAAGCTAATTTAGCTTCATCATATTTATTACTTTCAATTATTCGATTTGATCCTGATACACTTCCATCTCTAAAATAAAGGCCAACCTTGTAAGCGTTATAAGTATCTATAAGAGAATCTCCTATAGCAAATCCTTCATATTCTGGATTTTCTTTACCTGTGGATGGGTCTACCGCCCTGCTTATCTTTCCATAAGAAAATAAAGCAAGTGCTTTTAATTGTTGAAACCTACCAAGACTTACAAATTGCGACCATAAAAGTTGACTATTAACTCTTACTCCACCATAAGCAATACCATTGTTATCTACATATTGATTAGCAAAAACAAGAGGAATAGAATCTCCTATATTTGCTAATTCTTGTATTGAATTAAAAGAAGTTTGTGGAGCAAATTTTCTATTACCAATAACATCAGCAGTTCTCCTTGAATCCCCTGGTCCTTTTGGCTTAGGTGTTAAAAGATATGTGATATATGAAGCAGCAACAGCTATTCCTAAATTAATTAAAAATGTTTGGACAGCTTTCATTGCTAATAACTGTCCTGCTTGTATATCAGGAATTAATTCATATCCTTTTGGTCTTTGCCCGTTATACGTGGCAATCGTATCTTGAAAATACCAATATTCATCTTCACTAATTCCTAAAACCTTACATAATTCTACTTCCGCTGGAAATAACAGCCTTCTACCATAAGGTCGTTTAGGGGCGACCAAATCACCACCTGGCCTCCTAATGTTTTTTGGTAATTCAGCCATCCTTCCTCATACCATGCAGCCATACCGTAAGAGTCA